CCGACTCTAAAATCGTCAGCGGTTCCTTGCCACACTTCTGTGACATGTGAAGCACCATCCTCATGGATGGTAATCATGCGTTCAATCGCTGGCTGCTCATGAGCGCCAACGGCTGTTGTGTACCGAAACATGTTAGGGTTCCGGTCGGGGGCTCGCACCTCAATAAAAGCAGAGGTGCGGTTTGTGAAGCGTGTAGCTCCACGGGTGGTGTGGTTGAATGCCTTTCCGAACTCTGGCACAAGGAGGTTCGTGTGAGGGTACTGAGCGTTATACACCATCATCGTGCCTGCAGTACCATCCCTTGTATGGATCTTGTACACGTAAGATCCAGTCTCCGCCCAGAAAGCAGAAGAAAGCCATTGCGAAAAACTCCAGTAGTTATCAACTGTCGCAGAAGCCATACCCTCAAAACCGTCCTGTGGGGTTAAAGGTTGCACCGCGTGGTTGAGAACTCCTCCTGCCGTAGGTGTAACGTCATAAATGACACTACACCTCCTAGTCAGTAGGATCAGATCATCGACTACCTCACCAAAAGTGGCGACACTCTCAGCTCCTACACCATCGCTTCCTGACTGTAAGACGAGTTTGGGAGCTTGGTCAAGTAGAGGGACGCCTGCCGTAAGGGACTTGCCGCCTTTGTACCACAGATTTAGATAAGGAAAGACGGGGGTAGCGGAAGGCCCAGTCGGCGTCATAAGGCTGTACGCCACCAGCCTCGTCTCCTGAATGAGGGGGACCAAGATGGAGGTCGCCGCGTACTCCTGAAATGGTGTCGCATACAGGTAAGGCACGGTGATATCCATGCAAGTACTCCCGGCTACTTCCATGATAAAAGTGATATAATCCCCACCAGTAGGGAAAGAACCAGGGGCGGCAACCCCAGGAGGGAGGATCACAATACCCACCCGCCAACGAATCAGTGGGGAAGCTATCGCTTGAATACACACGTCTAAATCCCCAGCCCAATATTGAAAGAATGAACAGGCGAAAGAATGGGCATTATTCATATAGTGTAGGGGGTCTGAAACTAGATCGACGTGCATGGCACCAGGATGGGCACCAACTGCGGCCAGATTCCAGTTCAGAACCACCATCGTAGACCGATCCACAAGCGAACGAAACGTGGATTCGCTGGGGGCCGAAAAGGGAATGATGTCGTCAGCCACCGAACGCTGAACTGCTGGGTCCAGACCTAGACCAAAAGAGAAGTCAGGCTGTCCAGAAGCTAGAGCGGGATTGGCGTTATCACGTCGCACCATAGCCATCTGAGGTTCGTCTGGCGGCTTGGACCACCCTGAGAATTTAGCAAAACTGCTGCCCAAAGACAGCATCTTCACAATAGGAGAGGTCCAAGTAAATGGGAGAAGGGAGGCAATTTTGGAAGAATAACCCAGAATTTGGGACAGACGCCCTGCCTCGACCTCTTCCCCGGCTTGGGGAATCAATTTGTTCAGCTTCACATTGTGGTATGAAACGTACATCTGAATCACCAAGTCCGTAGGGGTGTTTCCGTTTGCTAAAATCGCCGGGTTAAGAACCGTAAAGTAAACGATATAATCGTTAGTCGAAGGGTCCACGTACTGAAGCGCATAAGGAAACGGTAGCTCAAGTTCCTTAGTGTTACTCATAGACAAGTCTAAGTCAATATGAGGGAGCTGAGACGACGGCGAAAAGTAGTCGTCTTCACTAGGGTCTGGATTCCAATGATTGTAAGCATAAGAGTCCGCCTTCTTCTGTGGAACGAAGGTAAATCGGACCATACCAAGGTATTGTGAGCCACCGGTAAAGCTCACGGAAATTTTCGGGCTTCCTCGAAAAAGACCCCATCCCTTAAGAACATTGTTCACAGGAGTGATGAGGTACCAGTCGGCCAACATGGCTGACTGAGAGTCAGCTCCTGTGGAAAAAGTAGCTAGCTGGCGTGGCCTAGCGAAAAACTGGACTATATCTAAGTCGGGAAGAGTCTCTCGTAGACCCATAATGCCGTCACTGTAGGGGGGAAGCTCAATGTGCTCCAAACCCGCGACTGCTGTCACGGGGGTGTCGGGGATAGAATCCTCGACGCGTATAGTTGGATTAATTTCAGTTGTTGAATAGCATAAAAGCCCGGGTTGTTCAACAAAAGCCCGGGAAGTGATTAGGGACTGGGAAACCGTAGCTCCTCTACCATCGAGTACTTCTCGCGTCTCGCCCCAAGGCGCGAGTGATTTTCTCGAATCGCTTGGTACCACGTATGGTACTACAAGCGCAGTGGCGGACTGATAACAAATCAGTCCGGGTGGAGTGGGCCACACAGTGTCTTGAACGTCGTAAACGTTGCTCGACCAAGTGCGGAATACTCCATAGTCATACTCCAATTGGAGCATACTATATGCTGGTAATTGTAAGTCGCCCACCAGCGGGGCCAATTGAGCACGAAGCTCGAGGAAAAAGGGCTCCCCGTGAAGAAACGCTTCACGCATCATACACAGGGCCAAATTTTTGTTTCTCTCCTCCTCTTTTTCCTTGGCCACCCCACAGACGTAGGATAAAGCTCGGAAGATCGAGGCCTTGGAAAGAGGGGCGTGGTACTGGTTGCCTACAGGCCTAAACTCCCTCTTCAAAAAGGAAGCTTTGAGCAAAGATTTAGTACTAGTGCCCATTTCGCCCTTAACCGCAGAGGTCATGGCGTAACCGGCGCGTTCGGCCCAAAAGAATAAATGAGAAAGAGTAAAACGAGAGTCAGGGTGGCGCCCTCCTAACAAATCATCTCCGGTGTGAAAAGTCACGATTTCGTTCGAATAATTTTCAAGAGAACCGACAGCCTGCCTGTAGGCATATCTCACCAATAGGGCCCCAATGACACCATTAACGATGATAGTGTCAAATCGGCCACTGCACAGCATTGAAAACAAGACGAAGAAATTTCCTTCCATCTCAAGGACATACCTGCGCATACCGTGGAGGTATCTTCTAACTGCTCGAACGTCTTGCTCTGAATAGCCCAGCTTGCGCGAAATGTCAATCATAACGAGCACGTACCAGGCCATAAAAGCGTTGTGGCGTAAATCGAAAGTTTTCTGATCTGCGTCAAAAATAGTATCGATCCCAAATCTAGACACCTCCTTGCCCAACTCGGTCCACTGGGAGCTCCCGGCGTTCATTGAGACTATAAGCCCCGATTGAACAGGATGTTCCATCAAGTACGTGATAACAGGGAGGAGTAGAGAGCGACCCAACAAATTGGACGCTAGATCACATACATAAAAATAGCGAGATTTGCATTCATCGATCTTGGTCTGAGGGTAAACCTCATCCTTCACCGTGGCTCTAGCCCAACCCATAACTAGAGGCTCGTCCGAGTAAACATTCTCGCGGAGCCTGTTGAATTCCGTAAGCACCATTGGGTGGGGGTCGTAGCCTTCCCCATGCTGCACGAAAGCTCGACTCGAGAATACTCCCGCTGCCATCAGTGTAGGTCCCGATGACTTCGAATTGTCACGAGGGTTCATCATAGAATTAATCGGATCTCCCGTAACTGCCCTGGCAAAGTCAAGCGGCTGTAATGGGACCGAAGAACTCGGGATGCCCTCAACGTAATGGTTTTTCACGTCGATCATACAGGCATGGTCCAAGTAACCGCGGACCAGACCTGTACGAACCCTCCTCAAGGAGGTGCTTTGCCATTCACCGTCCACCTGTTGGGCTTTCTTATCCCAGGGTTTACCGTGAGGTTCCGTCAGGTGGCCGAAGGTGTCAAACCATAACGACTCTCTACAACTGAGTTTGGCTGTTTCCCTTCGATTGCGAAAGCCAATCGGGATATGGCCAGTGGCCAAAAGGGGCCCCTCGTAGCGAGCGTACTTGCCCACGTCGCTAGCCTCGGCCGCGGTGTGGACGTCCAAGGCTTGGAGGACCTTAGGAAGTTCGTCACTGAGCATATCGACTACAAGTCCTCTCTCCTTAAAGAAAGAGAGAGCTTCGTCGGCTGACTTCTTTGTGAGCGCATTGGCAAACCGCTCACCCGTCTCCGAATAATAGCCGCCATGGATACCATGCACGATACCATTAGAGTCCCTTAGAGGCATCCCACAATCACCTCCTCGAGTGTCCGCCTTATACAGGTAGTGTAAACCGCTCCAGAGGACCGAAAGACCGGAACTGGAGGAAAGAGAACACAACGTGGTAGGCGTACCGAACCCTTGTGCCAATCGGGGGTATTCCGGATCAGCAGGAGAAACCAAATTTGGAACATACACAAAAGCCAGGTCCCTGTTTGAGGGTTCAACAAAATGGACCGTATCGGGGTGAAATGCCACCGTCGTAGCGACATCATTAAACCTCACCTCAAAAGTGTCGCCCACTTGAAGAGGACTTTGATGGAAAAGATGGGCACATGTCACTACAACATTGTGAGTGACGAGGAGACAGTGCATAAATTGCCCCTTGGAAGTGCGAATTCGGCCCGTGGTGCTCATTCTATTGGCATTAACCCAGGGCACCATACTGGAATAGTGGGGCCTAACTGTCACTGCGGGGTCAGGGGGGATGCCGTTGAGCTTCGTCACCAACGCCCCTTGGCGTAACATAGAAGAAACCGGAGCGTCCGTGCCCGAGGACATATACCTCAGACCTGAAACTACCGCTGCCACACCCGCTATGAAAGCGACCATTTTGGCAAAATCGTTCAGCTGTCGTCCAACAGATCGGAGGCCTGCCACAGTCTCTCGAGCAGTAAAACCAGCTTGAACGGAAGCTTCTGCCAACGTCTGCTCGAGGTTGGTATCGAGCTTATGAGAAACTGAGACCACCCCGCCTTGTTTGACAATCGAGGGAGTGCTCCTAGCTTCTATACATTCCTTCACGTAAGCGCATTTGCAGGCATATTTAGGGAGCCCGCAATCACACAACTCGACCTCTCTAGTCGCAGCCAACTGTTCTTCGGACGCCTTGTGTATCCATTCAATCACAGCTTCAAATCGAGTAAACGAAATCAAATTGTATTTGGGTTTCAACAACAGGTTATTCGAGTCCGTATTGCCCATCCTGCCTGCCAAATAAGTCAGGGCGTCCGGATCGAATTTGTTCTGCATAATTAAGGCAAGTTGAGTGTGATCTTTCGTCTTATACTTCCCAAGACAATACTCATAATTGAAATGAACCTGGAGAGTCCAAAACCTGCGATCAAGCTTGTTAGCCCCTCCAGAAGCCGTAGACATGAAGTACGAACTCATATTGGTACTGACAAAAACAAACTTGGGAGCCAGAGAAGCGGCCCTCTTCTTGTCAGGAATTGAAGCTGCCTCGGCACCAACAGGCTCAGTATCAGCCAACGTTTGCAAGTGGTCCAGAATCGAGTAATTGGCGTGCTCATCTTTGGTCTGAAAAGCGTCATTAAAGTTGTAGCTTAGGAGGACACTAGGTAGTGTCTGGTGAGTCGTGTTTGTGTGTGTGTGAGAGATGGAAACCTCCTTAGGAATCGCACAAATAGCCTTGTAAAAGTTGAGAAAGTACTCAACAATCTTGGTCTTGCCAGTGCCAGGGGGACCGTAAATAATCAGTCCGAAAGGGGCCTCCCTCTTCTGGGTAAGAGAAGACATCGCCTGATCCAAAGCTGCCTGCACGTCATGACACAGCGCTGTGACCGCTTGGTTACGAGACACTCCAGCTTTCAAGATAAGCCTCTGATATTCACCGAGGATAGCGCGGGGATCTCCCTCAAAGTCTCCCTTGGAAATTTTGGTAACGACGAGAGCAGCCTCCTGAAGTTGCTCAAGGAGGAAAGTGTCTAAGTTGGCATCGAATAAATCCTGCCATTTCCCAGACACTCTGAATCGAGAGATTTTCTCGTTCCAGTAAACTCCAAGATCCAAAAAGGAGCTCAGGATATCTGAACCGCCCGAAACCATAGAGACCATTCGGACTAAACTCTCATTGGCCAAAGCGCCAGCTATACGCTCGTCCTGCACAGCTGCGAAAGTCGCAAGATGAGAAAGAAATCCTGTGGTTCTATTGACTAGGGGGGAGCGCTTGACGCGCAAGAAAGACCTAACTAGATCTTCCATAGAGACTTGAGCGGCCTGATAAACTGCAGGGCCGGAGCCTAAATGTTGAGGAGTTGGAATAGGATCAAAATCTTCATCATCCTCTTCCTCAAGATCAGGGTCCAAGCCAGGAGCTCTAGCACCAACCAGAATCTCCATAACTGCTCCAACAAGATCAGATACACTAATAATGGGAGGCAAGAACTGGCATAAAAACCGCCAAGCTTTGGTCTCAAGAAGCTGAAGAAAAGAAGCTGTGAGCGCCTCCTTGGAGCGCGCGAAGATGAACTGGACGACCACCAAAAAGGTGTTATAGTCGAGAAGATCCTTAAACGAGTCGTCCAAGTCTTTGAACATAGGCGAACTCATAATCCCAAGAATCAAACAGTCGAACAACTTGCGAGGGGTATCAGTCAATAATGAGGTGTCCATGTTTACTGGACGTGAGGTGGAACCGCCCTGCTTAACCAGAGGAGTTGTCCTTTCGGCGTAAAGACGCTTAACTAACTGGGCACCCCTCGGGGTAGCGGCCACATCGGCAAAAGGGCGCGCTACAGGAGGGAGCAGCTTCCTAGCTTTATGAGCTGGGATTTTGCGCGAGACCACGGCAAGTAGATGCACCATAATCTCGGGCTTGGAGTCAAACAAGTGCTCCAGGTGTTTGTCAGAGCTCTTGATCGTGTAGTCTCGAGCAATGATCCTCTTAACGTGCGACATACGTTTGTTCACAGCGCCATTAGTGGCATCCCAGAGGACCCTTAGGGCAGGACCCGAAATCTGGTACTGGGGTTGACGTACCCACCTGCGCAGAGCAGCGTAAGCCTTAGGCTTAGTGGACACGGAGCGCGACGAATCGCGCTTGGTCTCAGGTGCTACCCTGCGTTGACGCCCTAAGGCGTACATTTCAGAGGGGGAAGGGAAAGTACGAGTACTCTCCCCCATTTTCCGCAAGAAAGGATAACGAGAAGCCTCGTTACCCGAAGAGGAGAGGAACCTAAAAGTTGTTGAATGAGAATCCAAACAAAATCGAGGTTTAAGAAGTTGACGATCCGAGGAGGGTCCACCACAAAGTGGGGACCAATGGACCGCTTGGGTAACGGGGATGTCCCATAAAGATTTCCTCAGCGGGGGGGTTGACTCCTTCACATGAAGTGAGGAGGGGTGTGCTTCGACGAGCACCACATTTTGCTCAATATGTGGTGAAGTCTCAACAAGGTCAGTCGTAACTGACCCACCACGCATTAATGCGTGGCTTTTCGTGCCTTGCTGGCGTTCGGCAGTGCCGAACTTGACCCGGGTGACCTCGGACGAGGGGTCAGCCGGGATGTTTCCTAGACATGATTTTTCCATTGTATTAATTAAAAGTGAATAGAATAGGGTTTGGTGCGTACCCGCACCGGCCAGTTTTACGTCATTGTGTAGACGGGAGATTTACGTTCGCCAACGGAGAGATGTATAGAGGAAAGTATTCGTGTTCGGGGCTGAGCAACCCGTGTACCTCAAAATTAAAGTACCTGTAAGGAGTCGTAACAAGCTTACAGGGATAATTCGAGGATGAATAAAGAAATAGCGTACACATAGAGATGATGAAACTTCCATAAGAAGTGAAATTGAAGAGATGGTGTTATTTAAAAACTGAAAATGCACAAAGTGCAACAGCTCTAATAAAAGAGCATAAAAGAAAGAAAGAAGAGAAGGATTCAACCTAATCAGATTCTAAATAAGAACGAAAATGTTTTCTATTGGTTACCATAGAAAACATACAGTGGTGTAATACACCAGGTGTGTGAGCCTCAATCACACTGCTAGCCACATCATGCTAACGGTCTGTACTAAGATATAAAAGAATTGTACAGAGCAAGTGGGGGGAA